AAAATGCAATTAGAAATGCTGCCCCCGAAGTTTCTGTGGCTACTTAAATAAACGTCACATCGCTGAAATCGTATATTTCTTACACACCCTCTTGCGCTCTATTAAAATCTAATATATAAAATAATCACTATACAATTAATTTAGAACATAGACGCGTATAGTCGACGGCCTAGAGACTATGTTCGGAAACTAGGAGGATATAATTATGGCAACAACTACATTTTCGGGACCGATAAAAGCGGGAACGATATCAAATACAACTGGTACTACTGTTGGATCGAATGTTAAAAACGTAGGTCAAGTGTTAATGTCTCAATCATTTTCATTTGCTTATTCAACTGAAGGTTCAGCAACAGACACAACTGTGGTAATTCCAGCTAACTCTCAAATCGTATCTATTGAAGTTAACGTAGAAACTGCGTTTAACGATTCAGGTAATGATTTATTAGAAGTTGGTTCATCTGCAGATACGGACTTATATGTTAATGATGTAAGTATCGCAGCTATTGGTAAAATAGCTTTAGGAACAGCTGCATTGTGTGCTAATTGGAAAGATATTGGAACTTCTGACATCAAAATTGGTTACATCTATAATGGTGCAAACAATGATGCGTCAGCAGGTGCTGCTACAGTAACTATTAATTACTTGCAGAACAATAACCTTTCATAATAATAATAATTAAAGTGCTCCTTCGGGAGCACTTTTTAAGGAGAAAAATATGAGTACATATCCAGTGGATATAAAAACAGCAAATATTACGTCAGCAACAACTACAACTGTTTTTGATGGTCCTGCAAGAATTTTAGGACTTTCGTGGGTTGTGCCTACGGATGTTGCAGTAGGAACAATTACAGTTTATGATGATTCAACAGCGGTGTGGGTTGTTAATACACCAGCTACAAATACTACAGATTACAAATCTCCAGTATTTGGACATATAATGTTGCCTGGAACAGGAATTAGATGTGGAACAAAACTTAAAGTAATAAACGCTGTAGTGACACATGTAACTGTTTATTATGGATAGGAGTATAGATGGCAAATACAACATCTGGCTCATACACATTTGAAAAGAATTTTGCAATTGATGATATAATTTCTGAAGCTTATGAAAGAATTGGCTTAGTAGGATCAGCAGGACATCAGATACATAGTGCAAGAAGATCTTTAAATATTTTATTTCAAGAATGGGGAAATAGAGGAATTCACTTTTGGGAAGTGGGTGATACCAACATTGACTTAATTGAAGGGCAAGCAGAATATACATTTTATAGATCAACAGATGATGGAACATCTTCTGTGACAGTAGGTGGAACTTCTGGTGCTTCGACTTATGGATTATCTGATGTTTTATCTGCGCAATATAGAACAGATAGAACTTCAACTTCTCAAACAGATTTACCAATGACAAAAGTTTCAAGGTCAACTTATGCAGCTTTTTCTAATAAATTAACTAAAAGTACACCGAGTCAATTCTGGGTCCAAAGATTCGTGGACAAAGTTACAATAACCATTTACCCAACACCTAATTCAACAGCTGCATCAAAAGATATGCACATTTATTTTGTTAAAAGAATTCAAGACGCAGGAGCTTATACTAATGCAACTGACGCTCCTTATAGATTTGTTCCTTGTATGACAGCAGGTCTAGCATTTTATTTATCTCAAAAATATGCACCACAAAGATCACAAGAATTAAAATTATATTATGAAGATGAATTAGCAAGAGCATTAGCGGAGGATGGATCAGCGGCGAGTACGTATATTACACCGAAAACTTATTATCCAAATATATAATGACTATTATAACTAGAGGAATGGGAGCTATAATTAAAAGACCTAAAACCGTAGGAAAAAAAGCAAGAAAAGAAAGACTTGAATTTTTACAAGGTCAAAGAAATATTTATAAAAAAGATCCTACTGGAAAAAAAGATAAAATTATAAAACATATGAATGAAACTATGAAAAGAAAAAAACATAGTGCTAGTCCAGGAATGATTGATCATTATCACAAAGTAATGACTTCTGATTTTGAAAAAAAGACAGGGCCTTTTTTTAAAGGTAAAAAATAATGGGAAAATTTTCTAAAGGTAGATATTCATTAATGATCTCTGATAGATCAGGCGCAGCATTTCCATATAGAGAAATGGTCCAAGAATGGACTGGTGCCTGGGTCCATAATTCTGAATATGAACCTAAACAACCACAAGTTTCACCAAGACCTCATGGAGCAGACCCACAAGCTTTACAACATGCAAAACCTGCTAGAACAGAATTTGCTGTAGCTGATTTATTAACAGAGAATCCTTTGGAAAGTTATGCAAATGCATCCCCTATTGTAAATGTTGTTCTTCCAGGACATGGTTATACAACTGGAGATACTAAAAGATTTAGAGGACCTTTAGGCGCTGGAGGCGTTTATGGAGATCCTGAAGGAGTAGCAGGGATTACAGGAGCAACCATTGCAAAAGCTGCAGGATATACTATAACTGTAGGTAAATATGTTAGTGGAGCCACTGATACTGATGGTCCGAATGGTACGGGACTTTATGGAACTGATTGGTTTTATTTTAGTGCTGACACAAATGCAAACGCCGCTAACAAAACAGGAGGGGGATATCCGATCTCAGTAGGACCGGTAACTCTACAAAAATAATGGCTGGATATACACTTTCAGAATTAGAAGCGGACATTAGAAGTTATACCGAAGTAGATAGTACTGTTTTTAGTGGTGCTACTCTAGGTAGATTTATAGAAAATGCAGAATATAGAATTTTTTATGATATTCCTATGGATTCAGATAGAGTTGAATATGAAGGAACTATAGCTGCGGACGTTAACACTGTGCGAGTACCAGCTGGTATGGTTTTTGTTAGAGGTGTTGAAGTTTTTAATTCAACATCTTCTAGAACAGGTAGATCATATTGGCTTTTAAAAAGAGATAGAACTTTTATAAGTGAATATGTGGGAGAATTAACGGGACCTGAAGGTGGATCTACAGGTCAAGATACTACAGGATTACCTAAATATTATGCTATGTTTGGAGGAGCGACTGGTACTGCTTCAACCACTTCAGGAAATATTATAATGGCTCCTACCCCGGATGCTAATTATTTAATAAATATACATGGAAATATAGTGCCAACAGGATTAGGGACTAATACTTCTGGGACTTATATAAGTAAATACTTTCCTCAAGGGCTACTTTATGCTTCTCTGGTGGAAGCATATTCTTTTTTAAAAGGTCCAACAGACATGTTGACACTATATGAAAATAAGTATAAACAAGAACTAACTAAATTTGCAAGTGTGCAAATTGGGAGACGTAGAAGAGATGATTATACAGATGGCACTGTCCGTATACCAATTGAATCTGCGAATCAATAATTAGGAGTAAAATATTATGGCAATAACATCGGCAATTTGTAATAGCTTTAAACAAGAAATTCTAGAAGCAGAACACAATTTTACAGCTTCAACTGGAAACACTTTTAACTTAGCTTTGTATACAAGCTCAGCAACTTTAGGAGCATCAACAACAGCTTATGCAAGCACGAATGAAATAACAAATACTTCAGGAACTGCTTATTCAGCTAAAGGGAAAGCATTAACAAGTGTTACACCAACTTTAGATTCATCAACTGCAGTTTGTGATTTTGCAGATGTCTCTTGGACATCAGCTTCTTTCACAGCTAATGGATGTTTAATTTTTAATGATTCACATTCAACAGACGCAGCAGTTTGTGCAGTAGCATTCGGTGGAGATAAAACTGTATCTAGTGGAACTTTCACCGTTCAATTTCCAGCAGCAGCAGCAACTACAGCGATAATTCGTATAGCATAGGGAGGAATTCCTTATGGCTAATACTTGGAATAAAGCCGGTACAACCTGGGGTTATAACTCTTGGCAATCTGATACTGTCACTCAATCATTAACCGCCCCTTCAACTTTAACATCTTCAATAGGTGAATTAACAGCTCAAGCTAATAGAGGTTTTGGTTATCAAACTTGGGGATATGGAGAATGGGGAGAATTAAATGATAACACTGCTTCTTTAACTGGTGTTTCTGCAACCGCTAGCATAGGTAGTGTTGTAATTGATTTATCAGTTGGATGGGGTAGAGCTGAATGGGGTGAAGAACCTTGGGGAGATAGTTATAGTCCCGTTGTTACTTTAACTGGAGTTTCAGCAACAGTAAGTCTTGGAGAATTAACATACGCTCAAGCAACCGATGGTTGGGGACGTAATACATGGGGAGATAACAACTGGGGGGAAAATACTACAACAGCTGTTTTAACAGCTCCTGATGGACTAACAGCAGATCTTCCAAACGTAGGATGGGGATATCAAACATGGGGTGAAGATGGATACGGTGGAATTTTCTATTTAAATCCTGCAGATGTTGTAGGGTTAACAGGAG